TCAGCGCGGCGCACATACTCGCGGCGTACGAGGCATCCACGGCTCAGGAGAAGGCACAAGGCATGCGCTGGTACGCCGACGTGCACCTGCTGGCCGCCAAGATGGCCGACGGGGATGCCCGCGAGGGCGCGATCCTGCTGGCCGCCTACAGCCCGCAGGCCAGCTGGCCGGTCAACATGCTCAACTCGGCGCGGGCAGCCGAGGAGCACCGGGCACTCGGGCCGAAGGACGGGCTGATCAGCGGGGACATGCAGGCCAACGCCCAGGAAGCCCTCGACGGGGCCAGCGTCGATGAGGCCCTTCAGGCCCCCAAGACGCTGGCGTTCGCGCGGCTGATCGAGCACGGCGGCGATGCCCCGGATGACGCTAAAGGACAGGTGGTGATCGACCGGCACGCCCTGTCAGTGGCCACGGGAGTGCGGTTGCCGGACAACACCCCGATCCCGATCGGCAAGACCCGCTACCATGAGTACGTCGCCGACCAGTACCGGGAGGCTGCCCGCCAGCTCAACACGGCGGGCACGGTGATCGCGCCGCACCAGCTCCAGGCGATCACCTGGCTGCACCAGCAGGCCGCCAACCAGGCCGTCAACGTCCTCCAGGCCGCCGACGTGACCAATGCGGAGAATGCCCGCGCCAAGGGCCGCAAGACCATGCTGAAGAATGCCTGGGCCAGGTGGACGGCGTACGCCGGGGCCGAGGGCCTGCCGCTGGAGCCCGGCACCACCAGCCTGGCTAACCTGGTCAGCGACTGGTTCGAGGCCGTCGAGCTGGCTGTCTGGGAGCACGAGCTGAGGGACAGTCACGGACGCTGGACGCGAGACAGCTGGGGGTCCAGGGCCGACCCGCTGGCACCAGCCGCCCAGCACGGGCCTGGAACCAGGAGCAAGCGGATCAGGCCCGTGATCACGGCAGCCGAGGCACGCGGCAACTCCCGGCCGGTCAGCTTCGAGGAGTTCCAGCACCTGGCCGCCATCGGCAACCGCCAGATCGACCAGATGAAGCGGGACAGCTCCCCGGCCACCGGGCTGGACGAGCACTGGGGCGAGATCAAGGCCGCCACCTTCGCCAGGGCGCAGCTGCCGTGGGGCGGCGCGACGATCGACTCCCATACCGGCGAGGCGCTGCCGGACGGGGCCGACAAATACGCACTATCCGTCAAGCCAGCTCATATGCACACGGTGAGCGTTCCCGAGGACGCCGGGTTCGATGAGTTCTCCGATGCGATGAACCACGCCAAATCACTGTTCCGGCCCGCCCTGGAGAGGCGCTCGTTCTATCTGGGCGTCTTCCATGATGATGAGAACAACCGGATCGACATCGACCCGGTGGTGGTGGTCGATACGCCTGATGAGGTCGAGACGATCGGCAGCTACACCAGGGCGATCGGCGGTGCCTATCACTTCAAGACCGGCGATGGCTACTGGCCGCCGCACGTGGCCGGGGGAGCTGACATGGCCAGCCAGGAGCCGTGGCACTGGAAGGGGCCGGGCCAGTGGCGGACCAACGCTGATGAGGTGCAGGACCCCGAGCCCGAGGAAGAGCCCGAGGAGCCCGGCACCGTCACCCAGCAGATCCAGATGGCCTGGCACTTCGACCCGCGCGAAATGCGGGACAGGACCGGCAGGTGGGCCAGGAGCGAAGGGTTCTCGGACAACACGGTCAGCCAGGGCCGCCTGTACGTGCGGCTCCAAGGTGAATCCGCCGCCGCAGCGGACAGCGGCCAGCAAGTCATCGCGAAGCAGCTGGACAACGCCGCCCAGGAGATACGGCGCGGGGAAGCCAGCGGATTCGCGATGGCTGCCGGGTACGTCGGCAATGCTGCGGCCGAGGCTGCCCGCAATGGCCGCCAGGGACAGGCCGAGAAGTACCTGAAGTTGCAGCATCAGCTGCTGATGGTCAGCCGGGACACCCCGCAGGCCGGGTCCGCCCAGGGCGCTGTCCTGGACCTGGTGAAGAAGGCGGCTCCTGTGGTGCCGGGCCTGCTCGGTGGCGGGCACGAGACGTGGAACGGGCAGGTCAGCGTCTTCCCGGCCTATGACAACCCTGGCGTGATCGGTGAGCTGGACTGGAACGCCCGGATGAGTATCGAGGAGAAGACGGCCGGGAACATCCAGGATGCGGTGGAGCACCCGGACAAGCTGGTCTCCGATCCGGCCGCGTTCGAGGTGATCCTGCACGAGCTGGTGCATGGCATAGTTCCCGAAGGAGAGAACTATGCGGGCAGCAAGCCTGGCTACAAGGAGAACTACCGGGCCTACCAGGAACTGACCGTGGCCCAGATCGAGGAGGGCTTCACCGAGCTGGGCAGCATCCACCACGCCCCGGAGTTCTTCGCCAAGATCGGCGTCGGGAAGCGGAAGCTGGGCTTCATGGGCATACCGACCCCGCAGACGATGAATGACCGTGCCCTGGCGCTCCAGGACCCGGTACGGATCGCAAACGGCGAAGCCTGGGGCCACTACGGCTGGCAGACCCGGATGGCCCAGGACTGGGTGCAGCAGGTGGCCATGGACGAGGGGCACGCTGACCTGCGGAGGGGCACGCCCGGTTATGATCGGACCCGCGAGCTGGCCGACGAGGTGAACCGCGAAGGTCCGGCGGGCAAGGTCCAGGTGCTGGCCACGCAGGTGGTCCGGGCCGCGCTGAAGGACACGCCCGATGCCGCGCTGCTGGATGACAGGGCCGCGCTGGACAAGGTGCTGGCCAGCACCCGGAAGGCCATCAATGATGCCTGGGCTGGCGAGCAGGCCGCGAGGGATGCGCACCGCGCGGCGGTCAAGATCGCGAGGACCGAGGCACATACTGTTGCCGTGGCCAGGCTGGCGGCAGAGCGGAGAGTTGCATGACGGGCGCACGAGCAGGCGGCGACACCCTTCAGGGACGGCAGGCGTACGGCGTGCTGACCTGGGTGTACGAGGACCCGGAGACACGCGCGGCCGAGGGCCAGGCCAGGGTGGCCGAGCTGGCCGGGCAGGCCACAGGTGCCGCCCTGCGCGAGATCCAGGACGTGGGCACCATGCTGGCCAGGCTGGCTGGCTCGGTGCAGTTCGCCGGGATCGCTGACCAGGTGCTCGACCTGGCCAGGACACCGGCCTGGGTGAACGAGCAGCGCAACGTCCGTGGAGAGTGGTCCAGGGGCGGTGGCACGATCTCCGGCCAGGTCAACGTGGGCGCGAGGCACCGGGCAGCCCAGCAGCGGGTGTCCGCCAGCAGGGCGCAGGCCCGCATCGCCGCCGTGATGCCGCCGGGGCCGCTGGATATCGAGCGGATCGCCGAGCAGCGTGCTCATCAGGTCGTGGCTGAGACCACCACTGAGCTGAAGGCCGAGCAGAAGCAGGTGGTCGATGAGATGGTGGCCAGGGTGCAGGCGGTGAACGACAAGCTGGAAGCCGCGAAGGAACTGGCCGAGTCCGATGCCAAGCACAAGCACAGGCTCAAGCTCGCCGTGGAGGGCGTGCTGGCTATCGGCAGCGGGATTGCCGCGCTGATCGCGGCAAAGATGGGTGCCCCGGAGATCGTTGCCGTGATGGCCCCGGTTGTCCCGCTGGTCATCCAGTCCTTCATCGAGTTCCTGAAGAGGCTGTGATGGACCTCAGCAGTGAAGACAGGCAGAAGGCCATCGGCGTGCTGACCCAGCTGATGACGGATAACGGCATGGATCAGGAGGACGCGGAAACGATGGCTGGCGAGGTTATTGATGAGGCAATCCGGCAAGGTTTAGGGTGAGGCGGCATGCCAGATCCCAGATCTTGTGCCTACGATGGCCTTTCAGGACAGGTTGAGACTTTGGAGGCCCGATGGCCGGACGCCTGGCAACGGGAACGCTAGCTGCGCGAGGTGCCGGGAATCCCGCCGCTCTCGCCGCCTTCATCGCCAGCCGGGCTCGCGGCGGCCAGACTATCGGCCAGCAGGTGACCACTCTGGCTAGCCCGGACACCTGCCCGCTGTGCGGGTCCAGCTCACCTGGGCTGGCCAGGCAGCAGCCCGCCCTGGAGTTCGCCGCCCCGAGATATCCGGTCGCCAGCCCGAATGACGTGCTGGTCAGCCGTACTCCGCAGGGCACCGCGTCAATCCGGCACCGCCGGGGCGGCACGCTAATCGGGGAGATCAGGCAGGGCGAGCAGGGCTGGCAGGCCGTCTACGAGGGCAGGGACCTACAGCCCCACAGTCACCAGCGCGGTGCGCTGGCAGAGCTGCTGGGCACCTGGAACAAGGGCACTGGCAATCTGGCCAGGCCAGCTGAGTCCCCTGGACTCCAGCCGCCGCCGGTCCAGACCCAGCTGATGGAGCGGTTCGGCATCCCGGCCGTGCACACGTTCGCCTTCCCGAACACCAGCTCATCGAGCGGGCCGCGCACCACGTCATCCAGCTCGGATGGCAACGACGAGGACGACAACGGCCTCGGCCCCAAGGGCAAGAGCGTCTACGCCAAGCTGAAGGCCAAGGGCTGGGACGACGCCAAGGCCATGGCCTTCGCCAAGCGGGCAGACAACTTCGGGAAGAGCTAGGCAGTGGACACCGCAGCGGTCCTGACCCCGTTCGACCGGGGCAATGTCATCAGCCTCGGCAACCGGCTCTGGAAGAAGCGAGTGCTGCCCGTCGGCGATGTCGAGTACCAAGGAAGGACCCTCCACTTCACCAGGGACTACCTGGCCAGCCTGGAGGCCGCGTTCCGTGACCGGGCATATGACCAGGTGAGCTTCCAGCTGGCCGACGCCAAGAACACCCACACGAACGACCCGGAGCGGCACCGGGGCACGATCACCGACATGCGGGTGGAGACGGACGGGCTGTGGGTGACGCTCAACCCCACCGAGGCTGGCGAGCAGGTCCTGAAGACCAACCCCTACCTGGGCGTCAGCGCGCGGATTGTAGAGAATTACCCCAGGTCAGACGGCAAGTTCTACCCGGCGGCGGTCCAGCACGTGCTCGGCACGCTCGATCCCCGCATACCGGGCCTGGGTGCGTGGCAGGCCATCGAGAACGCCAACATGCCAGCCATCGTCATCGATCTCACCGGAGCCAGCTTTGCTGGGGAGGAATACGACATGCCCGAACTGAACGCCCAGCAGCAGGCCAACCTGAGCAGGCTGCTCAACCTGGACCAGGCTGCGCTGGACAAGCTGCTCGGCGCACCGCCTGCTCCCCCGGTACCGGCTGGCGGGGCCAACGGCAACGGCACCCAGCCGGACAACGAGCTGACTGACCAGGAGCTGGCCGACCTCATCGAGGCGATGAGCGACGAGGACCTGGAGGCCATGCAGCAGGACTTCCTGGCCGAGACCGGGGCCAGCGCAATCAGCACCGGGCTGTCGAACGAGGCCCAGATGCAGATCGACCTGGCCAACAGCCGGGCCGACGAGACCGAGCGGCAGCTGGGCGTCTTCCAGATGCAGTTCGAGGCCCAGCACTTCGAGAACGAGAAGCGCAGCCTGGCCGACCTGGGTGTGCCGCTCTACATCACCGAGCTGGCCCGGCCGCTGCTCCAGGGCTCCGGGCACACCATCGACCTGGCCAACGGACAGCGGGTGGACGCCGGGCAGGTCATGCGCAAGGTGCTGTCCGAGTACGCCAAGATGGCCCAGATGCTGGACCTCGGCGTCGAGCTGGGCTCGGCTATGGACGAGCCGCCCGGCGCGACCGCCAGCGCTGCGGAAACCCAGCGTGCCGACGTGATCGCGCGGGCCAAGCAGCAGATGGGCCTGTAGATGGCCCGTTACGTCGTCATCGTGCAGGTCAACATCGCGGCGACCGACTACCAGCACCCGGCCAGGGTGCACTTCGTCAAGCAGGTGGTGGAGCTGAGCGCCGCCGAGGTGACGGCGATCGGGGCTGGCAACCTCCGGGCGGTAGCCACCAACACCATGCATGACACGCTCGGACTCTCGTACGCCGTATCGAACGGCAGCTAGGAAACCCTGAAAGGAGAGTAGTCGGATGAGTGCAGTCCTTCCGCACTACAAGCTGGGTCCTGCGAACTTCCAGGTCAGCACGCTGATCTACGGCGGACAGGTCGTTGAGTTCACCACGGTGACCAACCCCACCACGGACCTCACGGTCAAGCCAGCCGGTGCTGCGTCGAAGTTCACGCTCGGCATCGCCGGGAACGACGCCAATGTCATCGCCACCCAGACCGGCGCGGCGAACACCTACGGCCAGCCGCTGATCGACATCAGCGTGCTGACCGACTACGTGTCCGTCTACTACGGCCACACGGACATCTGGGCCTGGTACTCCGGTGCGGTACCCCAGGGCCAGCTGGTCATCGCGGGCGCTAACGGCACGCTCGTGACCGGCGGCGTGGCCCCGGCCACGGACCAGATCGTCGGCAAGTGCACGCACCCCGGTGGCGTGGCTGCGGCCATGCTCACTCAGCAGATCGGCGGCCAGGGCGCGGCATCCTTCTTCCTGGGCCGCGTCCGACTCACCGTCTGACCTGAACAACAAAGGAGTGACCGATGCCGGTAGGGACTCGCGGCTACAGCGATGCACCGCGCATTACCGTCAATGAGCTGCTGAAGGACCCCCTGGTCATTCCTGCTCTCATCCTCGACATGACGCAGAACGAGTTTGTCATGGACTCGGTGCTGCGGATGGGCGGCGCGGCCCCGAGCGGCGCGGTCAGGTATTCCGAGAGCACGCCGCTGTACGCGGACGACTACCCGGAGATCCGGCCAGAGTTCGGCGAGGTCCCGGTCGTGCCGACCTCGATCGGCATCCCCAGGGTGGTCTTCACGCACGAGCGCGCGATGGCCATCATGCTCTCGGACGAGATGCGCCGCCGCCAGTCGGTAGACCCGGTGACCCGCCAGCTCATGCAAGTCAAGAACACCATGGTCTACAGCTGGAATACCGCCTTCTACTCGGCGGTAGTGGCCAACGCCAGCATCCAGACCCTGGCCGTGTCGAACACCTGGGCGTCAGCTGGCGCGACCATCCGGGCTGACCTGGCCCAGTCGTGCTTCCTGGTCGAGAACGCCAACATCGTGTCTCCGTCCGGAGTCACGCAGTGGCTCGGCTTCGAGGCGGACACGCTGATCATCAACCACGGCACCAAGAACACGCTGCTCCAGAGCAGCACGTTCGCCGCGCCGTACATCGGTGACATCGCCAGCGAGAACCTGCTCTACACCGGCAAGCTCCCGCAGAAGATCTTCAACCTGGACGTGCTGGTCAGCCGCCAGGTCCCGGCGGGCAACGCGATCGTGATGCAGCGCCAGCGTGCCGGGTTCTTCGCCGACGAGCTGCCCTACGTCGCCGGTCCCCTCTACCGTGATGAGCCCAGGAAGACCTGGCGCTCCGACACCCAGCGGGCTTCCGCCATCGGCCTGGACCAGCCGCTGGCGATCGTCCTGCTCTCTGGAGTCTGATGGATTTCAGCCAGGCGCTTCTTGCCTGCAAGGGCGGGAGCAGGATCACCCGTACCGGGTGGAACGGCCCCGGACAGTACGTCGTGCACCAGAAGGGGTACCCGGACGGGATTGCCATCAATGCCAACACGGCGCAGGCCACAGGTATCCCGGAGGGCACAGTCTGCAAGTTCGCCCCGTACCTGATGATGCGCAACGCGCAGGACGTGTTTGTGCCCTGGCTAGCCAGCCAGGGCGACGTGCTCGCAGACGACTGGAAGGTGGTCTGATGGCAACCGCACCCAAGACCGCCGAGACCCCCCGGCCGCTGACCGCGACCGAGCAGGAGCAGCTGAACGACCTGCTCGCGCGGGCCAGCGCGGGCCAGGCCCCGGCCGTCCGCATCGGTGACCCGTACATCGCCCTGATCAACCTGTCCGTGCCGCGCCGGGGTGACCCGGAGAAGAACACGGACCTGGTGGTGGCGGGCGAGACCGTGCACCTGACACCGGACGAGGCCGCGACGTTCATGCGCAAGACCGACCGGGACGGACGCCGCATCTCCGTCATCCGCCCGGCGAGCGGCCCGCAGTCCACCAGCGAGCCGCTGAGGCGCGTTCCGCCCAGGGCCGTATCCGGCCGCCTGCACGCGCCGCCGCCGCCGCAGCCGGGAACGGACTTCGCCCGGCCGGACCCGCCAGGCAGCTCTACTGTCGAGTACCGCGACGTGCCCGAGAGCGCCGAGCCGCAGCCCGGCACGGAGAACTGGGACGGTGATCCGGGGGCTGGCGGCCATGAGGTAAGCGCCGAGGACATCATCCCCTCGCGCGTGCGCCAGCGCCAGCAGGCAGCGAGGTAGCCCATGGTCGCCACGATCCCCGCCGCAGCCCTCGTCCTGTGTCCCCGGTGCATCAGGCTGCGCCCGTTCGTCAACGTGAGCGCGGGCGGCGTCCAGTACCGGTGCGGCGGCTGCGAGTGGACGTTCACCTTCGCCACCCAGGCCCCGACCGGCGTGACCAACGCATCCCGCGCGGCCGGTGCGGCCACGATCCCGGTGGCCTCGGGCGGCGCGAGCTTCACCGCCAGCATGTACATCCTGATGGACACGGGCGTCAACGCCGAGGTCGTGACAGCTACCGCCACCGGCTCGGCTACCTCTGTCCCGGTCACGCCGTACGCCAAGGCGCACAGCTCCGCTGCCACGTTCGGCCAGCTGTTGATCAGCTCCACCTATGCCGGGGTAGGCGAGGAAGCGGTACCGGCCGCGCCTGGCTGGGGGTTCTGATGGCGATGGCTAGGTTTGTCCTCACCGCGAGCGTGACGGTGCCCGCTGACGCCGCCGCTGCCGTGGTAGCAGGCGAGCCCGGCACGGGCGGCGCTGCCGGGTTCGGCAACATGGCCGGGACCGACGCAGCCGGGCACTGGGGCAGCTGCGGAGCTACCTGGCCAGCTGGCACGGTGATCATGATGGACACGGCCACCACGGCAGGCGCGGCGCTCCAGGCCGCGATCGGGGCTGGCAACCTGCGGGCCTACGTACAAGGCCAGGACGATGTTGGACATGCAGCCCTCGCAAACTAGGAGGCCCGGATGACGCTCGTGACACCGGCAGTACCCGCCACTACCGTTGCCCAGCTCAACGCGACCGGGCAGAACGTCGATGTGGCAGTGACCGGCGGCACGGTCACCGGCATCCTGGTCACGCCCCCGGTCCTGCCCCCGGTCACCACGCCAGCTATCCCGGCCAGCACCGTGGCCGCCGCCAACACCAACCCGTTCCCCGTCGCGGTCGTCGTGACCGGCGGCACGGTCACGGTCATCTCGGTGGGCGGCGTCTCCTCGGGCCTGACCTCTGGCACCGTCGTGGTGCCCGCCGGAAGCACGATCGCCATCACCTACTCGGTGGTTCCCACCTCCTGGGTGTGGAGCGCGCTGGCGGACGGGCGCAGCGGCACCGCGATCCCGTCGCCCACCTCGCTGATGCTGCCGCCCGGTGCCTCGATCACGCTGATCTACTCCGTCGCGCCGACCTGGGCCTGGACCAACCCGTCGGCCAGCATCTACCCTCCGGGCTATGCCACGTACAACACGCTGGCCGAGCTTCCCGGCTACAACCCGGACACGATCCTGCCCTACGCCCAGCACGACGGCGGCGGTGCTCCCAAGCTGATGACGGGAGTGAGCAACTGATGGCCGCCAACCCGCGCCTGGTAAACAAGAACATCACCGTCGTCTGGGACGGCGGCAGCTTCGGCGTGACCAGGGGCACCGTCGTGGACATCCCGGCCGGAAGCTCGCTGGAGACCGCCTACGGGGCTGGCAACCTGTCAGCCATCGGGACCGCCGACACCACGGAGCCACTGGGAACGGGGACCGGATGACACAGCCTCCGCAGCCCGCACGATCGCCGTTCGCCTGGCGGCTGCTGCTCGTCGTGTCCACCGTGTGTTTCTTCCTCGCCGCGATCACCGTGGCGGGCTCTGACATCTTCCACGGGCCTGCGTGGGCCTGGGGCTTCGGCGGGTTCAGCGCCTGGGTGCTGGCGGGGGCGGTGCCGTGACGACGCTGTACGCCACGGTCGCCGACCTGCGCGAGGTGCTGTCCGGCACGGACAGCGGAGTCGGCACGCCAGCCCAGCTGTCTGATGCCCAGCTCACCCAGGCGCTGACCTCGGCCAGCAGCCGGATCAGCGTCTACGCGGGCAGCGTCTACGACAGCAGCACCCCGCAGGCCGTCCCGCCGGACATCTTCCATGACCTGTGCCTGGACCTGGCCGCCTTCTGGGCCTGGAAGAACTACCTCAAGGGCAAGGTCATCCCGGCTGCGCACCCGGCGTTCATCGCCTACACCAGCGCGCAGAAGATGCTCGATTCGGTGCGCTCGGGCGAGATCCGGCTGGACCCGGCCGTGGTAGGCGCTGGCGTAGGCGCGGAGATGGCTCACGTCGTCAACCGCATCCCGCCCATCTTCAACGGCGACGACAGCAACACCAGGGTGGGGCAGAGCGGGTTCCTGGAGGCCGACGTGCCCGCAGGCATGTGGGCTCCGCACGGGCTGGACTGGTCCGGGCAGAGCTGGATTCCCTGATGGACACCTTCAGCGA